ACGAAGAATTTGACCTGATGTTCGGTCCCTTAATTCTTCTAGGTTTGAAGCTCCAGTTACATTCCACACTTTTCTATTTCCAGCTCTAAATTGATAACCTTGACAATAACGAATAGCGTACGCCATCCAATTTTGTGCTACTGGACTTTCAATTATATTTAAAAGATTATAATAATTCATTGGACGAGATGTCATTGGGGTTCCGGTTAATAACCAAACTCTTTTAACATCTTTCACAAAATTGTTTATAATTTTTGTTCTTTGAGCTTGAGCATTTGAGATCATATGGGCCTCATCTAATATTACTAATTCAAATCCTGATTTTACAAGTAATGAATTTTCTTTATCTTTTTGGTCGTGAAAGTTTTTTAATATATCATAATTCACAATAACAAAATCGTGTTCAGTTGAAAATTTTTTACCTTCTGCAATATATACGGTTCTGTCCGAATAATTTGCAATTTCTCTTTCCCAGTTTATTTTAAGTGATGCCGGACAAATAATTAAAATCTTTTTTGCTCCGGTCTCAAGTGCTGCAATAATTGTTGAGGTCGTTTTACCCAGCCCCATGTCGTCAGCCAAAATAAATCTTTTTGAACCAACAAGTTTTTCAACAGCTTCTTTTTGGTGTGAGAGTGGTGGACGGTGACCATATTTAGAATAATCAATCTCAACTTTTTCAACAGAGTGTGTTTTAATTAAAGATGACTTTGGAACCCAAAATTCGGATAAATTATCTTTTTCAAAGAATTTTCCCCAGATATGATACGACTTATCTTTTTCAACTAATAATTTTTCAATATATACTTTTTGTGGAATCTCAAGTAGATAACGTTCAGTTGCAAACTTTTTTGCAAAGTAAGTATCAAGAAAAACCCACTTACGTGCAACTTTTGGTTTTGTATCAAAATAGTTAACAATGTAGTCAGCTTGAGTTCTTGTGGGATAAAACTTTTTGTTATTTTCCTTTTTGGATTTCATATATAGAATATAGTTGTTAGCCCCACTATATGAGTCTAACAATTCTAATGCCTTTTGTTCTATTATTTGTTTTTGAATTTCCAAAGTTATAGTTATATATAAAAATAACAATAAAAAGAATATTTATCAATAAAAGAATATGCAAAACAGAGTTCCAATAACACGACTTGGTAAATTTTTTGGTGATAGTGACTTTAAACTTGAGATTGAGATGGGTCAAGAGTGGTTAATTGGTGATATGAACTACACTTGTGTTTTATATCGTGTTGATAGATATAAAACCAAAACAGATGATGTTTATGGTGAAGCGGTATCAGATGGTATTAAGTTTTTACCACCAGTTGAGTTTAACGCTTATGTTGCAATTGCGGCACCAGAAAATAAATTTCTTGGGTCGACAAAAATGGATCAAGCAGAACCTGGAAATATCACAATGTCAGTTTATTTAAAAACACTAGAAGATTTAAATATTGATATAGAATTTGGTGATTATGTTGGTTATTATGATACGGAATCTTTTGTTAGATATTATACAGTTGTAAATGACGGACGTGTAACTTCAGATATAAAACATACATACAAAGGTTTCAAACCATTTTATAGAACAATAATTGCTGCTCCTGTTGGACCTAACGAATTTAAAGGATTATAAAAATGCCATTACCTAAAAAAATAAAAAAGGATATTAACCTAATTGAAAAGAAAACTCTTTTACCTAGGAGACATGAAATTGCTAATATGATTTCACAAGACGGTACGTATTTACCAAAATCATTATTACATCCGGATTTAGATAGAGGGTTTTTAGATTTTGTTCGTGATGAATTAAAGTGTGTTGTTGAAGGTAATACAATACCTATGGTTGACATTTTAATAACAACACAAAATTGGTCGCAATTTACTGAAACTTGGGATTTTCAAAATATAGATAAAAATGTTGAACCACCATTCATTGGTGTTATAAGAACTCCTGAAGTAACATTTGGCGCCGCACCTTTTATCGCTGCAGGTAATATACCAAATAGAAGACAATATTTTTATGCAAAGGTACCAACTTGGGACGGACAAAGACATGGTTTTGATATTTACAAAATTCCACAACCAATTTCTATTGACATAAAATATACTGTGGTAATTGTGTGTAATAGAATGAGAGAGTTAAATAAATTTAATCAAACTGTTTTAACAAAATTTGCATCAAAACAAGCATACCAAGTAATTAAAGGACACTACATACCAATTATTATGGGTGATGTACAAGATGAATCAATTTTAGACCTTGAGAAAAGAAAAGTATATCTACAAAAATATACATTTACATTACAAGGATTTTTATTGGACGAGGATGAGTTTGAAGTATCACCAGCTGTAACAAGAACTTTCCAAATTTTTGAAACTGAAAGTACTATTAAAAAAAGAAAACAAAAAAAACCGCAACCACAAATACCACCAACTTATATCCCAACATATGGAGTTGGCAATTTAGTTAACGTTCAAAAATTTGATTACACAGTAAATTTAAAATTATCAAGTAATGAAAATGTAGACAGTTTCCAGGTTTTTATAAATGATGATTTTTATGGTACAAGTGTTACTGAAATACAAATTAATACCGGAGACGAATTAAGGATTGTAATTACAAAAGATGATAACACAAAAGAATCAAATATAATATTCAATCAAGAGTTAATTTAATTCTCACCATATATATCTTTTTTTTCTTTACATTTTTCAATAATTAAGTTTTCTAAAAACTTATACATTTTAATTCCTCTCTTATCACAATACTTTTTTAATATCTCGTGACTTTCTATTGAGATTTTTAAATTTTTAATTTTTTTTGGTTCTTTATCCATAGGTAGAAAAAAGGTAGAAAAAAATCATACCAATATATAAATAGTTTTATTTAAGTAAAGTTTTTGAGTAAAATGTCAATATTTATATATAAAAATAAAATATTAAATAAAATTTAAAACCTATGGCAACTAACAGTAAAGTATTTGTATCACCAGGTGTTTATACTTCTGAAGTAGATTTAAGTTTTGTAGCACAAAGTGTTGGTGTTACAACTTTAGGTATTGCTGGTGAGACATTAAAAGGTCCGGCATTTGAACCTATATTCGTTAGAAATTATGACGAATACACTACTTACTTCGGTGGAACTACACCTGAAAAATTCGTAAACACACAAATTCCAAAGTATGAGGCATCATACATAGCAAAAGCATATTTGCAACAATCTAACCAATTATTTGTTACAAGAATATTAGGTCTTTCTGGTTATGATGCTGGACCTTCTTGGTCTATTGTAACTAAAGCTAATGTTGACCCAACAACAGTTAAATTTAATTGTGTTAGCGGTGCTGTTGATCCGTCAACTTGTGAATTTGTTTGTTACACAGCTAAAACATTATCATTTGTTGTAAACTTTACAGGGTGTACAAATGGTATAAGTACTATTAGCTTTGAGACATCATTTCCAAATGAAATAGAATCTATATTAACTGAAGATTATGAAGGTTTTGATGGTTCAATTTCTACAATTGATAATGATATTAAAAATTTAATTAACAATGTTATAAACGATGTTAACCCATTAACAGCACAAACAAATAATATAAGTTATTTTGGTGCTATTGATGGTGATGACTATGATACGTTAGCAACAATATTTTCAGCAGAAACAAATGTATATGATGTACCATCAGTTTCTGGTTTTAAAAATGATGGGACATCGGTTAACGATTACACATCTCCATTTAATGATGCGTGGTATTATTCATTATTTGATAATGTAGGTGGAGGATCTTATTCAGGATTCTCGTTCTTTACATATGTTGATGATTTATTTGAGATTATCCCAATTACAACTACTTCAACAACAATGACACCTTCACCAACACCATCAGCATCACCGGTTAATCCTTGTGTTAGTCCAACACCTTTAACTTCACCAACACCAACACCAACTCCGGTTAATATTGATTGTTGGTCAGGTAGTGTTGTCGGTAAAATCTATTACTATGAAGGTGTATCTTATACTGATTATGATGATTTAGTAATTGGAACTTTAAGATCAAGAGGTATTGCAACATATTCAGATGCTAACAATCCTGTTTATGAAGTATCTAATATTAATAATGTTAATTTAGATATGACAGGACAATATGTTGGTGTACTTAAAAACCCATATTTACCATTTGCAATTAATGTAACAAATGATAGTGGAACAAACTTTACTTTTGAAACTTCATTTAGTCAATCAGATTCACAATACATTGCAAAAGTATTTGGTGGTACTAACTTTGGTAAACCAAGATTATCTACACCATTATTTTTAGAAGAAAGATTCCAATCTTTATTAAATTATGGATGGAGAAAAGGATTTATAAGAGGATTAAGTTCTCAACTAGTTGCATTAGATTCCGCACAAAGTGCTGATCCACAGTCTATTGGTTGGTATTTAGATAGATATCAATCACCATCTTCACCTTGGGTTGTATCTGAATTAAGAGGTAGTAAAACTTTTAATTTATTTAAGTTTTACACAATTTCTGATGGTAATAGTGCAAACTCTGAAGTTAAAATTTCATTTATTAATATGTCATTTGCTAATAGAACATTTGATGTTTTAGTTAGAGATTATTATGATGTGGACTCAAACCCAGTTGTGATTGAGAAATTCACAAACTGTTCTATGGACCCATCTCAAAATAATTTTATTGCTAAAAAAATTGGGACATTAGATGGTGAATACGAATTAAATTCAAAATATATAATGGTTGAGATGAATGAGGACGCACCAATAGATGCACTACCTTGTGGTTTTGACGGTTATACATTTAGAGAATATGCTGGAGTTAAATCTCCATTCCCAGTTTATAAAACTAAATATGATTTCCCTGGTGAAGTAATTTATAATCCACCATTTGGCTTATCATCTGGAGCTGATGATTCAATTAAAAGTTCTGGTGATAATGTTAGAAGAACATATTTAGGTTTTTCAAATAATATTGGTTTTGATACAAGTTTCTTTGAATATAAAGGAAAAAGAAATCCATTAACAACTTGTGAGTTAGAAGGTGGTGAGTGGGCTTACAAAACAAGAGGATTCCATATGGACCAATTTGCTAGTGGTATTACAATATCAACAGGTTTTGCAACAAGTGGTACTCCTAAATATTATGTTGGTGCTACATCATTCTCTTCAGAACCTACAAATCCTAGTGACCCATATTATAGATTATTCTCAAGAAAATTCACAATGTTAGTTTATGGTGGATTTGATGGTTGGGATATCTATAGAGAATTTAGAACTAATGGTGATAGATTTGTATTAGGTCGTCAAGGATTCCTTAATGGTGCTTGTGTGTCAGACAGATACCCAACAGCAACAGGGTGGGGTGCATTTAAACAAATCTCAATTGGTGATGGTACTGTTGATTATGCAAATACAGATTATTACGCTTACTTATTAGGTATTAAAACTTTTGCTAACCCAGAAGCGGTTAATATTAACGTATTCACATCACCAGGTATTGATTATGTAAATAATAGTGATTTAGTTGAAGCAACGATTGATATGATTGAAAACGAAAGAGCTGATTCACTTTATATTACAACAACACCGGATTACAATATGTTTGTTCCTACAACAACTGAAGGTGATAATTTAATTTACCCACAAGAAGCTGTTGATAACTTGGAAACAACTGGAATTGATTCTAACTATACGGCAACATATTA